ATTGACGGTGCATTGCCACAACTGATACGTGTATTCACATCATGCGAGGATGCTGTACGATTTGAGCCTACTAAGGATGGTGAAGAAGAGTTAGCTGATCAGGCTAGTGACATGGCTAATTGGGTATTCTATAAAGACAACGATGGATTCTTAATCTTGCACAACTGGTTCAAGGATGCATTACTTCAGAAGGTAGGAGTAGTCAAAGCCTATTGGGAAGAGAAGAAAGACATCACCAAAGAGAAGTACAAAGGTCTTAGCGATGACGAGTTAGCTATGATCATGCAGACAGAAGAGTACGAGATAGTTAAGCACTCTACAGATAACATCATTGGTGCAGACGGCATCACCTATCAAAGCCATAACGTAACGATACAACGTACTGACGACAAGAGTCGTATTGCTATTGAAACTGTGCCACCAGAAGAGTTCTTGATCAGTAAACGTGCCAAGACTATTGAAGATTCACCATTTACTGCACATCGTAGGATGATTTCTCGTGGTGACTTGATTGCAATGGGATATGACAAGACAGAGGTAGATACAATTCCATCTGGTGACAGGTTAGAGTATGCACCAGAACGTCTAGCAAGGTTTGGTCGTGATGAGCAGCCTGACTATGCACAAAGCACAGACCAGTCAATGGAAGAGGTAGAAGTATTTGAGTGCTACATCAAGGTAGATACAGGATCAGATGGTCTACTAGAGATGCGTAGAATCATCATGGCTGGTGAGAAGATCCTATCAGATGAAGAGTGTGACTACGTGCCATTCCATTCTATATGCCCAATTCCAATTCCACATAAATTCTTTGGTCAATCATTAGCTGATCGTACAATGGATCTGCAACTTACTAAGTCTACGATCCTACGTCAGCTGCTTGATAACCTATACTTAACAAACAACTATCGTGTTGGTGCTGTAGAAGGTCAAGTAAACTTGGATGATCTATTGACTAGCACGGCAGGTGGTGTTGTCCGCATGAAAAATCCTAATGCCATCGTACCATTGACAGTACAAAATACAGCAGGTCAATCATTTCCTATGATGGAATATCTTGACGCTGTACAGGCTAAACGTACTGGTGTTAGTGATATGCAACAAGGTCTTGATGCTAACGTGCTTCAGAACACTACAGCAACTGCCGTAGCAGCGATGATGCAACAGTCGGCAGGTAAGTTAGAGCTAATGGCTCGTTTGTTTGCTGAAACAGGTGTTAAATCATTATTCAGAGGTATATTACATTTATTGTGCAAATACCAAACAAAAGAGAAAACAATCCGTATGCGTGGCAAGTGGGTAGCTTACGATCCTCGTGAGTGGTCTAACCTATACGATGTGAGCATCAATGTTGGTCTTGGTAACGGTAATCGTCAAGAGCAGATCGCTATGTTGCAAATGATCATGGCTAAACAGGAAGAGATCATCGGTAAGTACGGTGCTAATAACCCATTGGTTACCGTGACTCAGTATCGTGGTACGCTAGGTCGTATGATTGAAATGGCTGGGTTCAAGGACACAACATCATTCATCAATGACATTACACCAGAAATAGAACAGCAAATTTCACAGCAAGCATCACAACCACCTGCTGATCCAACTTCTGAGGCTGCTCAGTTATACGCAAAGGCTGAAGCAGATAAGACTCAACTTAATGCACAAACATCACAGGCTAAGTTAGAATTAGATCGTGAAAAAATGCAGTTAGACAATGAACGTAAGAATTTAGAGTTAGAGCAAAAGGCTGCCAAGATGGAATCTGACTATCGTGTTAAGCAAGACGAACTACGATTGAAAGAGCAGGAGCTTCAACTAAAGGCTAGTGAGTCTGATAGTAAAACTCAGGCAGGACAACTTGATTCTATTATGAAAGCAATTTCTAACTTGAATGCAATCGTAAAAGGTGGTATAAATGCTGTACCACAAGATGTAGTAGATAATTTTGATTAATCACTATATATAGGGTTTAAATGACTAACTCAGAGTGGGCTAATAATATGCTCCAAGATCAAAAGTTCTTGGATGTGTTTAAAGAGATGGAAGATATACAGATGCAGAGGTGGTCTAACTCACCACTTTATGACTACGATGAACGTCAAGATGCATACGTCAAGTTGATAGCTATTCGTGATATTAAGTCGCACATTGAAGCAATGGCTGATGACAGAAAGATTAACGCTAAACGCTGGAAGATTTTATAGTATCTATAAAACGTGGCTAGGCGCACTAGCATTTGGAGATTTAAATGACTACCGACACCAACCCATCAGGGAGTGACACACAAAGCAATGGAACTATTAGTGAGGCAACAAATGCATTCTTAGGTCTAATGGGATCAGATGAAGCACCCGAAGAAGGGCAAGCAGAAGATGCACCAGAAGAGCAAGAAGAGCAAGGTAATGAAGAGCAACCAGAAGAGCAAGAAGATGATAACTCAGAGGATTCTGATCCAGACCAAGACGAACAACGATTCAATGTTAAAGTCGGTGGCGAAGATAAAGAACTAACCTTAACTGAATTAAAGTCACTAGCCCAACAAGGTGCTGACTATACCAAAAAAACGCAAGGTCTAGCAGAGCAACGCAAAGTAGTAGAGGCTGAACAACGAGCTATTGATGAAGCCAAGTATATGCGTGACGCTTATGCAGAACGATTGCAAGCAATGGAGCAGTTACTTAATGCTCAACAACCACAGGAAGATCTAGCCTCTTTAAAAGAGAATGATCCAATTGGTTACGCTGTAAGGGTGGCAGAGATGTCGCAGAATAAAGAGCAGTTATTGGCAATACAAGCTGAAAGACAACGCATTGCAGAACAGCAACAAGCGGAGCAACAGCAAGGTTTGCAACAATACCTAACTCAACAAGCTGCTGAATTATCTAAGTCATTACCAGAGTACAGCGATCCAGTAAAAGGCGAGGCACTAAGATCAGATTTGCGTAAGTTTGCAAAGAACTTAGGATTCTCAGACCAAGAGCTATCTCAAGTACGAGATTCTCGGCACGTTATAGCATTGTACAAAGCAATGCAGTACGATAAATTACAACAGTCTAAGCCTCAACTAAACAAGAGGGTTAGCGAAGCACCTAGAACGATTAAATCTGGTAACAGTAATACATCCGTAAATACTGATCAGGGGAAACGTGCTATGGCGCAATTACAAAAAACAGGCAGGGTGCGTGACGCAGCTTCTGCATTTGAAACATTTATTTAAGGAATTAAAATGGCTACATATCAAACCTATCAGTCCATCGGTAATCGTGAAGATTTATCTGATGTTATCTACAACATTTCACCTACAGATACACCATTCATGTCATCTGTTGGTAAAACTAAAGCTACTGCCGTATATCACGAGTGGCAAAAAGACAGCCTTGCTGCTGTAAACACTTCTAACGCTGTAGTTGAGGGAGCTGCTGCATCTGATGCAACATTATCACCATCAGTACGTATTGGCAATCGCACACAAATCTCTGCTAAAACTGTTAAAGTTTCTGGTACTTTGGAAACAGTTAACAAAGCTGGTCGTAAATCTGAGAAAGCATACCAATTGGCTAAGGCTTCTGCCGAAATCAAACGTGACATGGAAGCTATCCTATTGAGCAACCAAGTTGCTGCTGCTGGTGATGCTACAACTGCTCGTACTTTGGGTGGTCTACAAACATGGTTAGCTTCAAACACTTCTAACGGTTCTGGTGGTTCTGCTGGTGCTTCTGGTACTACTGCACGTACTACTGGTACAGACCGTGCTTTCACAGCAACTATCTTAAACACAGTTATCCAAGCTGCTTACGTAAGCGGTGGTTCACCAACAATCTTGATGGTAACTCCAGCTCAAAAAGTAGTTGCATCTACATTTGCCGGTATCGCTACACGTTATAAAGACGTACCTAGCAATGTTCAAGCATCAATCATCGGTGCAGCAGACGTTTATGTTTCAGATTTCGGTACAATCTCTATCGTGCCAAATCGTTTCATTCCTAACGCTGACTCAGATGACACAGCATTCTTGTTAGATCCAGAAATGGCAGCAGTAGCTTACTTGCGCCCTTTCCAAACTAATGAGCTTGCTAAAACTGGTGACGCTGATGTAACTCAACTTTTAGTAGAGTACACACTAGAAGTTAAGAACGAAGCAGCACACGGTATCATCTCAGATCTTACCTAAGTAGTTAGTTATAAGGGTGGTGGAGAAATCTGCCACCCCTATTATGAGGTCTTATGAGTAACATATTATCCAATGGCATTACCAGCACATCATTCGTAGATAACGGTGATGAATTAGTCATACTTAAAAGCCAAGATATATCTGGCATTCTTGAAATGAATAAGAGAGAGTATGCAGCACAAGATGAACGTAAGAAATGGGGAGATGATGCATTCAGTAACAAGGTAGCATCAATACCACTTACAGTTTTCGCAGAATTAGAGAAGCAAGGCATAACACGAGGCTTTGCAGTAATAGATACAAAACGATTCCATGCATGGCTAAACGATCCTGATAACAGGGCATTCAGAACAAGGGCTGGTAGAATATGAGTCTTACTAACTATTCAGATTTACAAACAACTATCGCCAGTTATCTTGCACGTAGTGACTTAACAGCAATGATCCCTGACTTTATCAGGCTTGCTGAAACACGTTTACGCAGGGAACTACGCATTCGTCAGATGCTTAAGGTAGTAACAACAACAACAACTGCTGGTGACTCTACTGTAGAGCTTCCATCAGACTTCTTGCAGATGCGAGATATGCACTTGGGTACTAACCCAGCAGCTACGCTAGAGTATCTATCGCCTAGCGCATTATTCCGTAATAGCAGAACTACTCAGTCTGGGTTACCTAGACAATATACGGTATTGGCTCAAGAGTTTCAATTATCACCTGTACCAGATAGTGATTACACAGTAAATCTTTTATATTACTCTGCACCTACATTTATGAGTAGCTTAGTACCATCAAACGCATTTATGGCAATATGTCCTGACTTGTTGCTTTATGGTGCATTGGGTGAGGCAGAAACATACATTATGAATGACCCAAGACTACAAACATGGGCTACACTCTATGATCGTGGTCTAAATGCTTTAACTGTATCAGATGATCAAGGCGAGTATGCTGGATCACCAATATCAATCTCAATAGCAACAAGATAAAGGAAATATTATGTCAGAAATGTCAAACTACCTAGAAAATGCTTTAATTAATGTAACGCTACGCAATACAGCATTCACAGCACCAGCAGCAGTTTATGTTGCACTATTCACTAGCGATCCTACAGATGCTGGTAGTGGTACAGAGGTTACAGGTGGTTCATATGCTCGTACAGCAGTAACATTTGCTGCACCATCTAACGGTGTTAGCTTATCTAACGCAGACTGTACATTTACACAGGCAACTGCTGCGTGGGGTACGGTAGGATGGATCGGTATATATGATGCTTCAACATCCGGCAATCTTTTATACCACACTCCATTAGACGTATCTAAAGCAATTGATACTGGCGATATATTCAAAATCGTTTCAGGCAGCCTTTCAGTAACATTATCTTAGGGGTAAGTTATGCCTCTTATAGTCAAGGATAGGGTACAGGAAACATCTACCACTACTGGTACTGGCACTCTTACACTTGCCGGTGCTGTTAGTGGCTTTCAAACATTTTCCTCTGCAATAGGTAACGGGAATACAACTTACTACGCTATCGTAGGCGGTTCTGAGTGGGAGATAGGACTAGGAACTGTTGCTGCTGGTACATTGGCTAGGACTACAGTTATTGCATCGTCTACAGGCTCTGCTGTATCGTTTAGCGCAGGTACTAAAAACGTATTCTGTACCTATCCTGCTGACCGTGCTGTAGCTCAAGATAATACGCTTACTGCTTACGCTTCACAGATTGCTGCATCAAATGGTCTAGTGCTAAACAACATGACAATTAGCGCAAACTACACAATACCTACAGGCTACTCTGCTAGTTCTGTTGGCGCAGTAACCATCAATAGTGGTGTAACAGTAACCGTGCCATCAGGCAGTCGCTGGGTAATCTTGTGATAAAGGATAACAAATAATGGCAAACTCAATATCATCAGTAACAACAGGTACAGGCGGGATTGTCCTTATGTCTGTAGATACATCGGGCAACACTAATATTAAGAGTGGTACAACAACCATAGCGGCTATATCATCCACAGGGGTAGCGGTAACTGGCACATTGAGTGCGAGTGGTGGTGTGGCAAAGGCATCTCTGCCAACAGGGAGTGTGTTGCAAGTGGTTCAAGGAACTACAACAGCTGGTGTATCAAATGGTACGACTACTTTTGTAGATACTACACTTACAGCAACGATAACTCCAATAAGTGCTACAAGTAAAATTTTAATTATGGCTTCTCATGCAGGTGTTAGCAGAACTAGTGGTAATATAAATAATTCTGGGATGATAAAATTATTAAGAGCATCAACTGATTTAGGTATTTTTAGTTATGCGATAGGTTATACAGCAACGGCTTTGACGCAATATGCAAATTGTTCCTTTAGTTATTTAGACTCTCCTGCGACAACTTCAGCAACTATTTATAAAACACAATTTGCTAATGATTTAGCGGCAGCGGGAATTAGCGTTGGAAATGGTGGTATTTCAACAATTATTTTAATGGAGATAGCGGCATGATACATCAATCTATATTTAAGCTATACCCACAAGTTACTGTTATTCGTGGTGACATTGCCTACGACAAAGACGAGAACATTGTTGAGTACGACCTAGCCTTAGTCCAAGCAGAACAAGAAGCAGAAGCCAAGCGTCAAGAGGCACTAGCCTACCTAGCATCTACAGATTTTATGATGACTGCTGACTACGACAAAGACACAACAGAAGTTCGTGCATTAAGGGCTGAAGCTCGTAATGTAATAAGAGGAGTAATCTAAATGCCATTAGTCATCGCAGGAAATTCTAGCGGGTCAACGACAGTACAAGCCACAGACGCAGTCACGGCAACCATCACGTTACCAAGTGCTACCACAACATTAGCAGGAACGACCACACCTAGCTTTACGACAACCATCGGTGTCGGTGCGGCTACTCCAAGTGCATCAGGCGCAGGCATCACATTCCCTGCCACACAAAGTGCTAGTACAGATGCTAATACGCTAGATGACTATGAGGAAGGAACTTGGACACCGACACAAGGTGCTGGATTGACAATGGTTGGCGCATTTTCTTCTGGCGGTGGCTATACAAAAATCGGCAATCAAGTAACTGTTATTGGCTTTGTTGCTGGTGCTACAACAGTTGCTGTTGCCGCTGCTAACACTGCATTTTGTGCGGGTCTTCCATTTACGCCAAACGCATCATCAACAAACGCATCTTTGGCTGTGAACAACGGAACAAGCGCAACTATGGGGCTACAACCAACAGGAACTTCAACAACCATTTTCTCTGCTGGAACTATGGCGGCTACTGCTCGCATCAACTTCACGGCAACTTACTTCGTCTAAAGGAAAAATCATGGCACTTACAGAAGAAAAAGTAATAGATACAATCACAGTTACAGAGAACGGCACTATTCTTTACCGTGAGGCTACTCGTATTTTAAAAGATGGCAAGCAGATAGCACAAACCTATCACCGTTCTAGCCTAGCCCCAGCGAGTGACTTAACAGACGTACCTGCTAACGTAGTGGCGATTGCTAATGCAGCGTGGACAGCAGATGTAGTAACAGCTTATCAAGAACAGGTAGCGAAAGTAGGAGTTTAATATGAGCATCGTATTAGATGGAACAACAGGTCTAGCTGGAGCAGCCACAGGGGCTTTAAACGGCTCATTAGGTGCAACCACACCAAGTACGGTGGTGGCTACTAGCGTAACTGCATCAACTGGTATTGTTGGTACTACTACAAATAATAGTGCTGGTACAGGTTATGTTGGTGAGTATGTTTCTTCAACAGTTGGAACTACCAGTAGTTCTCTAACAACTGCTACTGCTAAAAATTTAACTACAATAAGTTTAACCGCTGGTGATTGGGATGTATCAGGATGTATTTTTATAGATGGTGCGGCTACTACTAATGTCACATTATTAAGAGGAAATGCCAGTTCAACAACAGCAACTATAAATTTTTATGCAATAGGATGGGCTGGACTTAGTTTTGGAACTGCTGGAGTAATACCTAATGCTACTGGTGCACTTTCTGTACCGTTGCCAACACAGAGATTTTCTTTATCAGCGACTACTACAATTTATTTAGTAGGCATTGCTACATTTACTGTATCAACATTAACGGCTGGTGGCTACATAACTGCAAGGAGAGTTAGATAATGAAATACGCTTTAACTAGAGAAGATGGCGTTACAGAATTGCGTGAAGATAATCACCCATTACAAGACGGTGCTATTCAATTATCTAATGCTGAATATGAGCAACTTTTAAGTGGTTTATACATAGTAGAAAATGGTGCGATTGTAGTTAATCCTAATCCACCTAAATACATATAATGGAAAAGTTACTCACCTTTATGAACTACTGGCTAGGTAAAGTATATCCATCATGGCTAGAAGGCATTGTGCCACAGGATAAGTTTATGCACTTTCTTAGTGGCTTTATCTTAGGCATTATCTTAACGCCATTTCTTGGGTGGGCAAGTATTTTGTGGGTATCAGCGATTGCTTGTGCAAAAGAAGTATACGACTACCTTAACCCTGACAAACACACCGCAGACATTTGGGATTGGGTGGCTACGAGTTTGGGTGGTGTTTTAGGTTTTGTTGCAGTAGCCTTAATAGGATAACTTATGTTTGGATTTGCAGCATTTTCACAGATACCATATAGCTCACTAGCCAGCCAAGTAATCTTAGCAGCAGCAAGTGTTGATAGTAGTGCATTAGTTACTGCAAATGCTTATGCGATCCGTACAGGTCAAGCTGTTATTACAGCAAATGCTGCCGTTACTGCAAATGCAGCTACAATTAAGTCAGCAAACTCTCAAATTGTCGGCAATGCGCTTGTTTTAGCAAATGGAGTAAGGGTAAGAGTAGGGGTAGCAAGCATTAATGGCTTGGCGAGTGTTTCTGCAAGTTCTAGTGTAATTTACAGCGCAAATGCTATAATAACAGGCAATGCTACAGTACAAGCTACGGCTTACAGGGTTAGAAGTGCTGCTGGTGTAATAAATAGCACGGCTACAGTATCTAGTAGCGCAATTAGAACTAGGACTGCATCAGGAAGTGTAACTGGCACGGCTGTCGTGACTGCTCTTGGTGGTGTTCAATACAGCGCAGATGCACATATTAATGGCATTGCTACTGTAAATGCTAATGCTAGAGCAATATGGTACGGAAAAGGCGCAATTGCAGGTATTGCTACTGTAGTTGCAAATGGTACAAAGTTAGGTGATAACTGGACACCAACACCAGACAGCACAAACACTTGGACAGACACATCAGTAACATCAAACACATGGGTAGAAACACCTATCAGTAGTAATACATGGCTTTTAAAGGGATAAATCATGGCAAAGAATAAGATAAGTGAGTGGAGTGCAACGGCATCCAACAATACAGACGTTGGGGGCATAGATATTGCTGAAGGTTGTGCGCCATCTGGTATTAATAATGCTATTCGTGAAATAATGGCTCAAGTTAAAGACCAGCAAACTGGTACAGATGCAGATAGCTTTACCGTAGGCGGTAACTTAACTGTTGCTAGCACATTGACAGCTAATAGCTCTGTTGGAACTGCTGGTCAACTATTGACATCAAGGGGTGCTGGGTTATCACCACAATGGACAACATTGACTGCATTTGTTTCTGGCATGATTATGATGTGGTCAGGCTCTATTGCAACTGTTCCTAGTGGATGGTATGTATGTGATGGAAATAACTCAACACCAGACTTACGAAATAAATTTGTTATAGGATCTGGTACTGGTGCAACTTATGCCGTAGGTGCTACAGGTGGTAGCGCAGATGCTGTAGTAGTAAGCCATACTCACACGGCAACATCTAGCGTATCAGACCCAACACACAATCACCCAACACAAGGTTTTACAGGTAACTTAAGTGGCTCAAATTTCTATCCAGTTTATAAAGGTGGATTAAGTCCAGCTACGGTAATTAATGAACCAGCATCAACTGGCATTACCGTATCAACATCCGTAACGTCTGCTGGTGTAAGTGGTACAAATGCTAACTTACCTCCATACTATGCTTTATGTTACATAATGAAGGCTTAAAATGGCTACTCAACGCATAGCATTTACAGAGTGGACACCAGACTTAGCCGGTGTTGCAGAGAATTTATCTGTAGCAAAGAATGTTGTGGCATCAGCACTTGGATATAATCCATTCCCTACAGCAGTAAATTACTCTTCTAGTGCTAGTGAAAATTTAAACAATCTATTTGCAGGTAGATTTAGTGCTACAACTAGCGTATTTGCTGGTGGTGCAACTAAACTATTTAAATTCAATAGCGCAACATTGGCTATGGATAATGTATCTAAGGCAGGTAATTATACTGGTGTAACCAAATGGAATTTCACTCAATTTGGAGATACCATAATTGCTGCAAATAACGTAAATAAATTACAGAGCTATACATTGGGATCAAGTTCATTATTTGGTGACTTGAATGCTTCTGCTCCAGTAGCTGAGTATGTAACAGTAGTTCGTGACTTTGTAGTAGCTGCAAATTTAGACTCAGGCACTAACTCAAATAAAGTTCAATGGTCAAACATTAATGATGAAACAAATTGGACAGCAGGTGCAGCATCACAGTCTGATTTCCAGATAATTTCTGATGGTGGTAATATTCATGGAATGACAGGTGGTGAGGTAGGTCTTATATTCCTAGATCGTGCCATTGTCCGTATGTCTTACATTGGATCACCTCTATTCTTTCAGTTTGATACCATTAGTCGTGGTGTAGGATGTATTGAGGGAAATTCTGTAGTCCAGTACGGTAACATGACTTACTTCTTGGGTGTTGATGGATTCTATTCATGCGATGGATCAACAATTATACCAATTGGCACACAGAAAGTTGATCAATGGTTTTACTCTACAGTAAACCAATCAAAACTTAGTCAGATGTCATCTACAGTTGATCCAATTCGTAAGATAGTGGTATGGAAGTTTATTGATAACTTTGCACAAAATGTTTTACTTATATATAACTGGCAAGTACAAAAATGGTCATACTGCACCACAGATGTAGACTATGTTGCAAGCTCTGCTGCTGCTGGAATGACATTAGAAGGTTTAGATCTGTATGGAACTATGGACACACTAACAACATCGCTTGATGATTCTTTATGGGCAGGTGGTAAGTTCTTATTTGCTGGTGCTAGGACAGATAAGATAGTAACCTTTACTGGTGCAAACTCTGTAGCAGAACTAACTACAGGTGACATAGGAAGTGAAGCTACTTCAGTAGTTACACTTGCTAGACCAGTAGTAGATAATGGCTCTGGTAGCGTAGCAATTGCCTCTAGGATGCTTCTTAATGAAGTTCCGCAATTGGGTTCATACACATCAGCAGACACAGAAAATAGGGTATCATTACGGAGTGCTGGCAAGTATCATAGATTGTCAGTAAAGCCAACTGGTGATCGCTGGTCTAATGCAATTGGTGTTGATATTGATATTACACCACAGGGAATTAGATAATGTATCGTAAACTTAACCCAGCAGGTGCTACACCTCGTGAAATATCAGAGGTGGTGAATGGTTTAATGGAAGGAAAGAGTAATAATGTTGGTGATTTTACTCTTACACATAGCGCAACCTCTAGCACTCTATATGACGAAAGAATTGGCTATAATTCGGTAATATTATTTACTCCAATGAATGATAAAGCTGCCTTTGAGATGTCTACAGTTTATGTATCTGCACTAAATAAAGGATCTGCTACTATTGCTCATGGATCACATACGTTTGATTGTATTTTTAAATATATAGTGGTGGGATAATGGATTTTACTTATGTATTACCAAGTGACTTAAGACATTGCTGGTGGTGGGTTCGCATGGGGCTTGAGAAAGTCCGATCTAAAGGTCACTCAGAATGGTTAGCGGAAGATATTTATTGTGATTGCTACGAGCAAAGATCAATGCTATGGACTCTGCCAGATCATAAAGGTTTCATTGTATTACAGCCCAATGGAGATGCTATGCATATCTGGGCAGCGTGGTTAGATTCAAACAAACCTGATGATTTAGCATTTGGTCTTGAGTTTGCCAAAGGCATTGCCAAACAAGGCAACTGCAAGAAAGTGACGTTTTCATCTATGCGTAGTGGATGGGAAATTAGAGCAAAACAATTAGGATTTAGACCAAGAAATTGGGAACTAAGCATTTAGGGGAATTACATGAGATACAACCATTTTGATATGTTGCCAGAGAAAGCATTTTCACCTGTAGGTAAACGTATGACTTTAGAAGGTGGCGGTGGCGGTGGTCAGACACAACAATCACAAACTGGTATTGATCCAATCCTTAAGCCATATGTAAGTTACGGTCTGCAAGAGGCTAAAAACCTTTATGAAGGCAAGAGTCCACAATATTACGCAGGGCAGACATATGTTAGTCCATCCGCCAATACAACATCAGCTCTAACGGCAGCAGGTAATCGTGCTATGGCTGGTAATCCCTTGTTACCAGCAGCGCAACAACAACAACAAGATGTTATTAGTGGTAACTACTTAAATAGTAATCCATACTTCAATCAGGCTCTTGCTGGCGCATCACAAGGTGCTACACAAACTTACATGGATGCAATTAAGTCTGCTCAAGGTGGCGCTTCAATGGCTGGTCGTTATGGATCTGGTGTAAGTGCTGATTTACAGAATCGTGCTGCAAATACCCTATCAAATACACTAGCCAATAAGTACGGTGATCTTGCATACCAAAACTATAATGCAGAACGTGGTAGACAAGAACAAGCTGTTGCTGGCGCACCTGCATTGGCTAACGCTGATTACACAGACATCAATCAATTGCTTAAAACTGGTCAGGCTCAAGAAGATTATGCTAATACTGCTCTACAGGCAGATATTAATCGTTTCAACTACAACGAGAACTTACCTACAGCTAAACTTAATCAGTATGCTCAATACCTATCAGGTACTCCACAAGGATCTACTACAACTAGTACATCTAGTGGTGGCAAGATTGTATGTACTGCAATGAATCAGGCTTATGGCTTTGGCTCATTCCGTCAGGCTATCTGGTTACAACATTCTGCAACTATGCCTAACGCTAAGACAATTGAGAAGGGCTATCACACATTATTCTTACCTGTCGTAGCCTATGCCTTCAACGGTACACCAAATGCTCTCAGAAACGCTGTAAAACGTGTTGCAGAGCATATTGCACGTCATCGTACTGCTGACTTATGGAAGGAAATGCGTGGTAAGAAACGTGATCCACTAGGTCGTATCTACCGTGCTGTAATTGAGCCTATCTGCTACTTAGTTGGTAAGGCGAAGGGGGCTTAATATGGGGCAACTTGCTATTCCAATGATGATCGGGGCTGCCGTAGGTGGTGGCACAAAACTAATACAGGGTAAAGGTATAGGTGATATTCTTAAAGGTGCTGCTATTGGCGGTACTTTAGGTGGTGTTACTGGCGGTGTTGGTGGTCTAATGAGTGAAGGTGCTGCTGCTGGGGCTTCTAGTCTTGGTAGTTCTACTGAAGGGCTACTTTCTACTAGCGGATTACCTTCATTTGCTGGTGTAGGTGGTATGCCTTCTATTGTATTGGATGGTAGTGCTACTGGAGCATTAGATAATGCAGCTTTAGCTCAAGGTACAACTGGTTTAACAAACTCATTAATACCAACAATGGATTTAGCCAACTCTACTGGTGCAACGTCTTTATCTATGCTTGATAAGCTAAAACAATACGGAACTATTGATAACCTTAAGGGTGCTGCAATGGTAGCTAATCAATTTCAACCACAGAATCATCCAATGGTTCAAGGTGGCGGTAGTGTTAAAGTTGGTCAAGCACCAACTGGTGATATATATGATGAATTGCGTAAGGTAGGGTATACTTTGCCTAAACGCAGAGAAACAAATTTTAGCTTGTTAGGATAATATATGGCAAACGGATTATTAGATTATTTAAGTGGATTTGGCTCTTCTGCACCAGATTATATGGAAGGCTTGCTAGGTCAGGATGCCACAGATCGTTTAAAAACTCGTGCAGGTACTACAGGGATAGCTAACGCTGTACTAGGTTACCTTGCTGCACCTAAGAATCAAAACTTAGGTCTTGGTCGTATCATTGGTCAATCACTTCAAGCTGGTATGACAGGCGCACAGGGTGTGTATGATACTGCCGTGCAGGACTACCAAACTAAGGCTAAGATTGATGAAATGAATCGTCAAAAGGCTCTAGCTGAACGTGATCTAACACGTCAAAATCAAATTGAAGCATTGACACCACAGCTATTTAAAAATACCCCAGCACAATATAAAGAAACTCCCAATGGGTACTATGCACCACAAGCTCCAGCAGAAGGTGCAACTGCTCCAAACTTTAATCAACAATATGTTGAGGGTACACCAACACGAGAAATGATCTCACCAGAGATGAATACCGTTGATACTTCTGTACTACAAAAGATTGCTGCGCTATCTAAAGATCCTATGGCTACTCTTACTGCACAGGCTGATCTTATTCCTAAGTTGCGTAAGGCTGGTTTAGTTCAAACTTCTGGGCAACAAGATAACCCATTTGAAATGTTTGTTACTGGCGCAAATAGCCCAATAGTACGTGGTCTTGCAAACCAATATAGTAAGTCATACCTAAATGGTGCAATTGATCAGGAAACTGCTGATAAACGCATTCTTGAGCTTGGTAAGATGGATGAAACATATGCTGGTAAACAAGACGCAGCAACAGCATTATCCGCACAACGAGATATTGCAAATAACTTGAATGAACGTCAATTAGAATTGGCTAAATTAGTTGCTAACGGTAATATTACTCAACAACAAGCTACTAGACAACTTCAAATAGAAGCTGCACAGGCTAAGAAAGATTTAGCTGCTGATAAATTCCAAAAACCATTGCCACCTACTGCATTAAAATTGGAAAGTGAAGATTTAACTAATGCATTTGATGCAACAAGACTAACTGATCAGATTGATAAACAAGTTCAATCAATTATTGGAAGCGGTATTAAATTTAACTTGGTAGGTAATGCTAAACTTGCAATGCAATCTGCTGCTGGTGCAACTGATCCAGAAACTTTAGCTTACAATGACTACAATCGCTTTGTTCAAAGAATTACTGATGAAACACTACGTCTAAACAAGGGGACACAAACTGAAGGCGATGCAATACGTGCTATGAAAGAATTAAGTACAGCAAAAAGTACGCAGGATGTTGTAAGGGCATTAGAATCATTACGTGATCTAAATGCACAGAAAGTTGACAGCACAAACCAAATTATTCAATCAAGACGTAAAGCTGGCGGTCTAACTGAAGAGAGAGGCTATCCTGTACCAGAGAGCATATCTGTACCATCATATGCCCCTACGGTATTTAGCTCAAGAGATACTAAGTTTATTCAATTACCATCAGGCTCTACATTCAGAGATGGTACTACTGGTAAGTTTAAAATAAAACCATAAATTAAGGAAATATTATGAGTGAATTTGATTCATATCCAGATGCTGAAGATCCAAGTATTAAGAAACTTGGTAATGGTCTATACGGTGTTGATGTACCACCTATTAGCGTATCTGCTAAACGTCTTACTCAAGAAGAGATTGATGCAAATATGCCAGAGGGTGATGTGCCATATAGTGGTGGTGCTGAAGGTGCTAGGGCATTACTTGGTCAAGGTCTTGGCATGGGGTTCGGTGATGAACTTGAGGCAGCAGCTCGTGCGCCATTTAGTGATGAATCATACAAAGAAATTCGTGATCGTTTAAGGTCACAACAAGATCAATTTGCAAAAGATTATCCAGTTACCCATACAGGCTTAGAAATTGCTGGTGGTCTGGCTATGCCATTTGGTGCTGTAGGTATGGGTGCTAAAGGGGCATTGGCTGCTGGTAAATCTGCTATGGCTACAGCAGGTCGTGGAATAGGTACTGGTGTTGTTGCAGGTTCTGTATCTGGTGCAGGTACTTCTAAAGAATTAGCTGACGTACCAGCAAATATGCTAACTTCTGGCGCACTAGGTGGTGTAGTTGGTGGTTTAGCCCCATCTGCTATCAATCTAACTGGCAAGGCAATTAGAAATGTTATTGATGGTCTTGGTTACTCAAATGCTACAAAGGTAGCAAGTAGAAAACTAGAAGAGATCCTAGCAAAAGAAAACTTAACTCCAGACGATGCACGAGCAATGCTTGAAGAATACCGCAGACTAGGTGTGCCTTCTCCAGTATTAGCTGACTTGGGTGAGAATCTAAGAGGGCTAGGATTTGCTGCCTATGCCGTGCCAAATGCTGGTAAAACTGCTACAGGAAAGTTCTTGGATGAACGTCAAACGCAGCTTGCAGAACGGCTTGTAAAAGGTCTTGAACAAAAGTCTGGAATAAACTCACGAGGTAAATTCGGATTTGATTATATAGATGATCTAGGTAAGGCTCAACAAGCTGCTGCAAAAACTGAATATCCAAAGGCATATAGCCATGACATCACGGCTGTACCATTCCGTAAGTATGTAGACAGACCAGTTTTCCAGAAGGCTTACGAGGCTGCTGTAGAACGTAACCAACTACATACTGGCGATGCTGATCATGTTCCACTACCGTCACTAGATCAAATTCGTAATGCTCAGTACATAAGCACAGAAGTGCTACACCAAATTAAAATAGGTTTGGATAGAGTTATTGAGAAAGAAACTGATACACTAACTGGTAAAATGACAGGCTACGGTGCTGATGTAAGTAGTGTTAACAAAGAATTTAATAACTTGATCAAGTATCACAACAAAGACTATGCTGATGCTAATGCTAAGTTTGCTGACTCCATTGGATTGCAACAAGCCTACAAAAAAGGTCTTGATTACATGAAGATGGATGCAGGTGAGTTGGTATCAAAACTTAAGAAAATGAAACCAGCAGAGAAAGAAGCCTTCAGAGTAGGCATGCTATCTGAGATTAAGGATAACCTATCTAAATTTAAGGGTGTTGATTTCACTAACTCAGTATTTAAATCTGAACGTCAAAAGTCTGCATTGCGCTATGCCTTTGATTCTCCTACTAAATATAAAGAATTTGCAAGCCAAGTTAAGGCTCAAGCAGAGCTAATGAAAACTTACAAAAAGGTTCGTGGTGGATCTGATACAGCAGAGAAGAGTGTTGCTATTCAAGACGCTGGTATGGCTAGTAACATGATCCCAATGGTAGCTAATGCTGCTACTGGTAACTGGCTAGGTGCTGCATCAAATGTTGCTCGTAGTGGTTTATCTAGGGCTGGTGGTCTTTCTCCAGATAGTGCTGCTAGAGTACAACAGGCTTTGTTTAATCCAAATCCAAGATCACAGAATGCATTGTTTGATCTAATGAACAAGAGTGCTGATAAACAAGCAACCCCAAACTTTATTAAAGACGCATTACAACAACATGGTACATATTCTTTTGGTCTAGGTAATTTATCTGGTTTGCTAGGACAATAGTATGCTTAATAAACCAAATGATGATTATAAGGAAGATGACATGACTCCAGAAGAACAAAAAGAGCTTCATAAGCAAGCAA